GTGATAATTGTCTTTATGTCACCAGCAAAGACAATGGCTTGAGCGATAACTTTTTTGAATCCTTCTTTGTTTTTGACAGCAAAGTTGACCAAGTTTGTGACATAGTCCTGAAAACCTGCCCCAACCTTTTGGAAAAATCCGCCGTACTCTAGTGTCGCAAGACTGAGCGCCAACTGTAACCTTTGGCCTGCCTTCTCAGGTGAGCTTCCAAGAGTCTCAGCAGTTTTTTCATACCGCGAGAACAAAGTTCGAGTGAACTCCACAAAGTTCTCTGTGCTCACCTCACCCTTGCGTAGCATCTCATCCAGCTCGCGAGAAGATATCCCAATCGATTGAGCGAAAGTAGTGAAAGCGCCTGGCAATCTCTCACCAATTTGACCTCTCAACTCTTCAGCTTGAACCTTGCCCTTGCTGAACACCTGCGAGGCTGCAAGCAGTGCACCACTAAGTTTTTCAGAGTTACCGCCAGTTGCCAAAATCGCAGCTGCGAAACCTTTGAAGACATCAGTGGCCTCATCAGTGCCAAAGCCGGCTCCAACAACAGCGGCCTTTAGTCTTGTGAATTCACCAATGGCCTTGTCGACAGGAAATAAAAATTCCTTGGAAATATCAAGAACATTTTGAAAGCTTTTTGTGTAATCTTCAGCGCTTGTGCTGACACCAGCCAGCGCAATCTTCATCGAGTTGATCTCACCAACAGTTTCCGCAACTCCGCCAAGCGACTGTCTAATCATTCCAATCTGACCGCCAATTGCAGCGCCAGCGAATGCACCGCCAACTCCAAATGGAGCGCCTAGGAGGCCGCCGATGGCACCTTCTGGGCCGCCAAAAATTCCACCAGAAATGACAGCGCCAGCCGTTTGAGTAGCCCTTAAAGCTGCACCACCACCGCCTTGGCGACGAGCTTGAGTCTTACCTAGCTGCTTCTCAAATTTAGAAATATCAGCTGTTAACTGCTTGAACTCCCTGCTGTTAATATCTGCTTCTCGACGCAAAGCCCTCAGCGCAGTTACCTGGGATTCAATGGTGCTAATACTTTTGTTGCCAGATGATGCGAAAGTATTTATCTCTCTTCGCAGCTTTTGTATCGCAGGCTTTGTGTTGCCCGTGATTACTTGGTCAAGACCTTTAAATGAAGCCCTAATTTTGTCAAGGACCTGTTGAGTGCCGGACTCCTTGAAGTCAAGCTTGATGGAAAGCGTTTCAATTGGCTTTGCCATCAGAGCGTTTCCTCAGTTCGGTAAGGGCCGATGCCTCCATGATCTGAAGGCGTTCGAGCACGTCGCGGCGATCTTCCACATTGTAGAGGTCACACAAGCCTCCGGAACCCAGCAATACCTCGTATTTCAGCCCTACATATCCACTCATAGATACCTGCCATTGCGTCTGCATGCGCAGGAACATCATCACTGCTTCCCAGTTCTCGTCCCAAACCTCAAAGTCCTCAGACTCTTCCTGCTTAGACTCTGGCAGTTTTATGCCAAAAGCTGCTGCATCATCTTGGGTTTTGTCCTCAACGATCTTGCCGCCAGACGCCCAATGAACAGCAGCCTCCCTTAGTTTCCCGCCTCACCTTCTGCATAGGTGTTGGTGTAAGCCGACAGCACGGCCTTCAGCCAATCCACGTCATCGGCAAACAACTCAAGCTCCTTAGAGGAGAAAGGCACCGCATTGCCATCCTCATCCTCAATGCCTTCCCATCCCACAAGAACTTTTTTGAGCAACGGCAATCCAGAGTCATCACCCATCTGCTCAATCTCTGAAAGCTTTACACGCTTGAACAGAGCAACAAACTCAAAAGTGTCGAACTCACCAGCACGATCAGCACTTGGCTCTTTGACCTTCACAGGCCACTTGAAGGTTTTAACCTTCTTGCGTACAAAAGCCATTAGATAAGGAGATAAGCCGGCTCAGCATACACAAAAAAAGGGAGCCCGCAAAGGCTCCCTCTTGATGCAGCTCTTCTAAAGCTTAGGTGTAGACAAGATCAAATTCAGCGTTGGCTGCAGAGTCCGGCACGCAGGTGTACGGGATCTCCAGCATGGCAATGCCATCGGAATCGCCGTAAGCAACGTCTCCAATATCCACCTTGCTGGAGGTGAATTGAACGATGTTGCCAGCGGTGGTGCCGTGCGTGAACTGCAGGTTGCCCAGAGCAGCATCGTCATCAACAGCTGATGCGAAATAGTCCTTGGTTGCCATCGTCACTGCCTCGATAGAAACAGAGCCGTTGGCCGCACGATCAGTGATCAGAACCTCTTTGGAACCGCCAACCAACTCCCGGTAAACAGTGGTGTTACCAAGGTCAAACGAGAAGCTCTGAAGAGCACCTGCGTAAGACAGCAACTGGAAGCCAGTCACATTGTCGTTTTTGAACACCAGAGGATCATCCTGATTCGCATAAGTAGGCGTCAGGATTGCACTGTCGTCAGGAGCGACGTAGATGCCGGTGAAGCTGAAATCCAAAGTGGGGATTTCTCCGACATTGGCCGTCAATGCCACATTGCCACGGCAACCACGCATTTGGTGACGAACACCATCAATCATGTAGTGGATGGTGACCGATTCAAACCCAGAGCTGACAGGGTCGTAGGTGACTGAAGTGCTAGCAACAATGGTCTCAGCCAAGCCACATGCTTTCAGTGCTTTGCCGTACTGAGGAGCAGTACCCGCAGTACCAGAACCAGCAAGTTCAACACTGAAAGTGCATTCAACACGAGTGTTTGCCAGCAGCTGCTGTGATGCGCCCAGGTAAGGACGAATCAGGTCGCGGCTGACAACATCACTGCTCTGAGGAGTGATGTTCAGATCCCTTACGAGTACGGCGTCGGCTCCGTCCGGGGCTGCGTCCGTCCCGTACGTCGTCTCCGTCTCGATCACGATCAGGCGTTTGCGGAGTAGCAGTGCCATCGGATGTTTCCTGTGATGGTTGTGGTGATTGCGTCCGCGAAATCAAAGTGCGTACGCCTGTTTCAGGGTCGAGGAGGTAGGTCCCGCCATAACCACTGTGTTCATCCAACATGGTAAGTGGAGGACATGGTTAGGTTCAGCCTATCTCCAAAGGCCTATTGGGTCAGATCAGCAACCTGTGAGCGATATCGAATCTCGTATTCGCAGAAAATCACACCAGCAGGCTGATCGGCTTCAAGCAATTGAAAACTCGTCTGAGCAGGCTGAATATCAATTGCCAGTCCGCCAAGAGTCAGATCGGCCATCAACTTTGAATGCATATCTTCAATCGTGTCGTCAGCCGCTTGATCTGGAACATCCGAACGCTCAATAACGACCACTCGAATGCGCAAAGTCCAATCCAGAGTTGGCAGACTCGTGTTTTGCTCAGGAGTATCACTTACCGGCTCAATGATGATCGCGGGTGACTCACCTCGGCTCAAAGGATCAACACGGCTCCGATAAATTCTCGTGCCAACTCCAGCAGTGCCTGTGAGAGCGGTCTTGACGGCAGCAAGAATGCTTTCGCGCTTGGTTGTCATGGCTAGTTAGCTGCGTTGCTGCACTGAATCCAAGCCTGCATCGTTTCTGAGCCGCCGACTCCAGAAACCGTCACTCGCACATATCGACATGCTGCTCGGTAATGAGATGCAGTCGTCCCAGATGAGTGAGACCGACCATTGCCATGCACGCCGTCATCATCGTCATCAGCGGCCTGCGCCTCTGCATGTGCAATCTCCTTCAATGGCCACCACACTGTTCCGTCCAGAGAACCCTCGTCAGTAATTGTGACAGCGCCGTTTGAAACCTTGTGGACGATCGTAAAAAACGTGCCGCGAATCTCTGCTGCAGGCGTACTGCCGTTTGCGCTCAACGTGTCCCAGCCGTGCTGGTTATCAGAAACTACCGTGTGAAGTCCAAGCATCAGTCCTTCATCAGCATCACACGCATAATTTTACCGTCGTCAAGCAACATGGGCTCTCGTACCGTATAAGCAACGCCATCAACGGTCATCGCACTTCCGTTGGTGACAGCTGAAAAATCTGATGTTTTGACCACCACTGCGTAGTCAGTCGTCAACACGACTCCGTCAGCAATGATTTCGTTTGGCGACTCAAAGTATCCAACTCCGGTTGTCGCACCAAAAACTACTGGCACCGTGAAGCCCGGCGTATCGAAGAAAGCGTCGAGATCTTCAGTGAATGAAAGTGCCATATGAAAAAGCCCCCGCATTGCGGGGGCGGCAGATCAAAGATCAGTTGTACTTCTTGCGGCCAAGGCCCACGACGCTTACAGCGCCAGTGCCAGTCCCGGTGACAGTGATGACAACACGCGCGTAGCGCTTGATTTCATCAGTGTTAACAGTCAGGCTCTCAACGAGAGCAGTGTTGGC